GAATGTATCCACAAAAAAGAAATATTTTTTGACAGAGTTGGAAAAGAAGGCTCTGAAAGAGAGACATGGACTTATGGCAACGAAGTTGTCGGTAGGGACAACCTTAGAAGGGCGCTAACTATTGGCCAAACATCTGATAAAGTTATCAGATTGTATCAAAAAATGCGCTCTGAGATGGATATGGACTCTAGGATTTCTAAGTTCGTAGGCACGGGTTTATCATGCAAGAGAAGGCGAGTCACTAGAGACGACGGTGATGACTTGAGCATGTCTAGGCTTATGGGTGGACAAGACCAATATTGGTCTACAACCGAGCGCAAATCACAGCGAGCAAATGTTCGTATTGGCATGAACATGGCAATCTCTTGGCAACACAAAGAGGAAGATTTTGCAAGGCTTGGCGCTACGCTAGCTTTGATTAGTGATGTACTCACTAAAATGGGATACGGTGTCGAGGTGCTAGCTTACAGTTTTGTGCAGTATAGTGGCAAAAATGATTGGAGGTATCTAGGTATATCTATACCTATCAAGATGTCCAACGAGCCACTAGATATTCACAGACTTATGAGCGCAGGCCTTTCGGGCTTGTTTCGTGACTACATATTCGGACTACTTGAAAAAGAATACAAGTCTTACAGTAGCATGGGTTACCAATGCGAAACCACAGATGCATACAAAAAAGAACTCAATCTCTTGCATACAGTAGAGCAGAGGTTCTGTAAGACTACCGACCAAGCTATCGACGGTCTAGCACAAACCATGCAAAAGCTAGCAGACAAACCGACTTGGTTTAGGGGGTAAATAATTATTACTTAAACTTTAGTGAAAGTAATAATTAATTAAATAAAAGGAGTAAAATGAAAACATTATTTGTAGATGAAGAAAAATACATAGATTGGTTCTTTGGAACTGAATCTATGCGAAAATGGGGAAATACGCTGTGGGAAGAACTAAGCGCACATGGAAAATTTGAAATAACCGTGCTTGATATATGGGAAATGTGTGAAGACATACCTGCAAATGCAATATTGAATAGACCAAAATGGTGGGCAGAAGATAATTATTTATCTGATGAAGATAATATGCCACTTGATTTTTGGGAAACATATGACTTTGAGTTAGTCCGTAAAGGAACTTTAGGGTATCCAACAAAAGAGGAGTTAGAATGAACATATTCGCATTAAGTAACTGTCCAATGAAATCAGCAGAAATACAACATGATAAGCATGTTGTCAAGATGGTGCTAGAAAGCGCTCAAATGCTCTCTAGTGCATACGAAAAAGAACATAACCCACCATACAAAAGAGCGTACTACAACCACCCATGCACAAAATGGGCAAGGCAAAGTTTTGGCAACTATGCATGGTTAGTTCTTCATGCATTATCTTTGGCTCGTGAATATTATAGGAGGTACGACAAAGTACATGCTAGCAAAAAAGTAATTAGGTGGTGTTGGAACAACAGAAATAAGCTAAAATTTGAAGAAGAACTAAGAACTCCATTTGCTCAAGCTATGCCAGAAGAATATAAAAATCAAGATTCTGTGCAAGCATATAGGGATTACTACATAGGAACAAAGCTAAACAGCAATCCAAAATGGACGAATAGAAGTGTTCCTAAAATGTTTCAACCATATGTTAATTAATTATTACTTGATACTTTAGTGAAAGTAATAATTAATAAAACAATACAAACAACGAGGTGCTAGTGAAAAACCATATCAAAAAACTAATAAAAAAAATCAAGTCTTTCATGGGTGAAAAAAATCAAAATCAAGAAGTGAAGGATGTTTTCAACGAAACAATAGCAACAACCTTTAATATCGTACTTAATTCAGTTGCATCATCCGTAAGAAAAATATCATTAGAAGAACTCTCGATTGAAAATCGAATACAAATAGCTAGCAAGATTATTGCAGATATAGACGATTTAATTGCACCAATACATACAGCTATATACGAAAAGGATGACAGAGGCGAGGCGCATTTTGATGGAACAAGGTTAGCAGTAGAGATGGGCGCTATACCAAAAGGACTTGAGATGTTTGTCGAAAGAATAACTGACAAAGACGGTAATAGATGCATAAGTGTAAAAATAGGCAAGGCAGTTGACCTACCTAAAGATATGGACGAAGAAATGGTGAAAGATTTACAACTTCAAAGTAACACAATAGGCAAAGCCTAAAACAATAACCGAAAAAGGAGTCATTATATGACAATTAGTGAGTTAAGCGTATCAGATAATACGAAAATCAAGATAACTAAAGACACCGTAAACGATAAAACATTTGGACAAATACGGTTATGGACGAAAACCAAAGATAACGACGATTTTATACCTACAAGAAAAGGTATAGCTTTTGACCTAAAGCTAACGGGAGATATTATACAAGGTCTTCTTACCCTGGAAGATATGAAGGGTGAAGCGTAAGCTAGCACGCTGTATCAGAGGGGGCGGTTTCATGGTTTCCGCCCCCAAAATTTTAATTAAAAGGAAAAAATAAAAATGCAAGAAATAAAAAAGAAAATAGATAGTGCAATACAATCAGTTAAAAAAGGTTTGGATTCTGATTTTGGAGAAGATAAATCTTTTAATATTAATGCTTGGAACACAAATAACGATGGTGAAGTAATAGCTTATGATATAGGATATATCACAGCATTAACATATGCAAAATCTTTAATTAAAAATAATATATCAAATCACATAGACGAATTAATAGATGTTTGCGAAGATATTAGAAAAGAAATAGGTGTAGATGAAGACGGCAACCCTACTACTGTAGACGGTTGGAATTACGGTGCAATAAATATTTGTGATAAAATAACAAAGCATTTGTTAGGTATAAAATTTCAAGAAAAAGTGAAGGAAAATTAAAATGGATATTGTTTCAAAAGCAGAAGAAATGCTCTTTAAATCATTAGTGAATACAAAAGATGATGTTATTGAAATTTGGAAAGAACTAATAAAGATTACTGAAAGACTTAATAAAATTGAAGAAAAAATAAAGGAAAAAAATGAAAATAAAAGTTGAGGGTAAAGATATTGCAATAAGTAAAGAGTACATTTCTGATATAGTAGGTCAATTATTTGAAGAGTCATATTACATATGGAGAAGTGAATGGTTTAGAAAGGATGAATCAACACCAACTCTGCTTGCTAGAAAAATAATGGCAACAGAACAAGTGGTTTGGAAAGCGCTTGAAGAATATTTTAAAAAAAATAAATGAAAAAGGGCATAGCGACCAAACTATGCCCTTTAAACAACCAACAGCTATCAAGAAACCAAATAAATAAATAGCTGTTATTTAACCACCTTAATTTACTAAATACACACCTAAGTATCTAATACATTCTTAATATCTTTTAATGTAGGATATATTTTATTATCTGCATCATCTCTAGATAATATAAATTTACTATACTCTTTTTTTTCTTTTTGCCAAGATTTATCTTTATCCATGACACCCAATGGAGAAAACTTATAGCTAACATTAGCAGGTACATCATTCCAACCTCTCAATTCCAAAGCTAGCTTTTCTATTTCTTTGAAAGACCTGCCTTTTCCCAGTTTACCTCTTCTAGCATACTGGCAAATCTGTAATATTCCGTCAGTTATTTGATACACCTTACTCACGCTATTCTTTAAATGCGCTCCTAAATGGTCTCGTTGTTCTTGATAATCTTTTTTGAGCATTAGTTATCCTTTATAATTTATTTAGTAATTTTTGTATGCATGTAATTCCATGTGACAATTAGCACATAAAACAATGCATTTTTTTATTTCTTTAAAAATTTTGCTTAATGCAAAACCATCGCTAATCATATCACCAACATTTGCCTCTTTTTTAGAGTCGTGATGATGAAATTGTAGCGCCCAAGTAGTAAATTTTTTACCCCTAGACTTGTGAGAATATCCACAAACTTTGCAACTTAGCTGTTCCTTGTACTCTCTTATTTTTCTAGCTTTCTCCATCCTGCCATTGGGGGTTTTCTTTTTATGACTCCAGTAGCAACCGTATTTTTTACAATAGTATCTCCTGTAAGGATTCCCTGATTTATCATTCATTCCTGTTCTAGCAAATTCAACCAAATCCATGCTCTTATTACAACCTTTACAGGTTCTAGTTTTGGTCATTTACTTTTTTCTAGCTTCGCTGCGGGCTTCGCTGCGGGCTTGCTAGCTTGAGCTTCATGTAGCTCTTTAAACTTGTCGCTAATTAACATATGTAACTGACTGTTACTAATATCTTTCCGTTTTGTTTTTTCAAACAAATACGATATTTTGTATTCTATATTTTTTATTTTTCTACTTTGTATTTCTTGGCTCAACCTTATCTTTACATTTGTATATATAAATGTAATGCAAGTAACCGAGAATACTACCATCATTAACCACCATGCGTTTTTTTCATCCATTGTAAAAATTTCCCAAGTGTAATATAAAAGCTCCATGCTAGCTCCTTTTTTTGTTTTGCTGGCGAAACATTTGTTTTGCTACATCAATGAGTAATGCTAAAAAAAATAAACCTATACACCAAAATATAATAGCTAACCCTAGTACAAATAACTGAACTATCCATTCTGATATATTTATAATTATCATAAGTTAAAAATGTAAAGGCGCATATGGGAGATGCCATGCGGAGCATATATAGGATTTGTAGTTGTGGGTAGCCTATATGTCATACACGCCTTTATTTATTTTCGCAAAGAGAACATACTTCTCTTTCTTTTTTGTATGTAGGAAAATCATCGTAATGAAGTACCTTGTAATCATTACTACTTCTAATTATTTCCCAACATCTTTTGCAACTTTCACAATACTTGATGTTTTCATCAGCTTTTCTAGCATCAAAATAATTACTTCTTTTGTATCTATTGGGGGCAAATTTGTCATTCTGTTTATCAACTACCATTTTGTTAATGAGAAAAATTGATTTCCAAAAAGTCAATTACATAATTATAATTGTCAATATCAGCGCCAACCGCATATTTACAAACCAATTACTATGCCCCCAAAGAATTTGCTAAACCGCTTACCATCTTTCTAAAATCTTTTGCTTCACCAGATTCGCTTTTTGACCTGTCTGGTGTTCTAGCTTTGACCAGGCTGGAATCGCCTGGTTTCCCAGCACGCTGCTTCGCAGCGTTTCTAGCTAGCTCTTGCATTACATGTTTCTTGTCTTCAAGTATTCCTTCACCGCATTCGCAAAGTTCATACATTTCTTCATCAAATGATTTTTCTATACCGCACTCAATACATTTGTACTCAAACTTTTTCTTTTGCGGTGTAAGTTTTTTAGCTGTTTGCATATTGCTAATTAATTCATCTTCAAACCTTTCTTGATGTAACCAAGTGCTAGCCATAGGTATAAATTCTCTTTCTGTGCCTGCGTTTCTCCATTGCTTAATGTACGACTTTAATCCGTTTATTATAACATTTTTATCTGTGCCACTTTTTCTAAGCTGAACATATTTATCTTTGGCTCTTTTTTTATTATCTCTTCTTGGGTAAGCGCTCCAAAACTCGTTCTCAAACTCTTCTAAATATGTTTTTATATTATTATCTTTTTTAATTTTCTTATGTTCTATTTCTATTTCTTTTTCAATAGAAGGCAATGGCCTCGCTATAGCCTCGCTATCATCTTTCTTGTTCCACCTTTTCATTGCTCCCAACTTACCGTTCTTGCTATTTTTCTCTGCTCTTTTACTTTGCTCAGTTCTTTCTAGTTCAAGTCTTTTGTTATATAAACGACCATCTTCTTCATAAAAGCATTGTTTAACAATTTCCCAATCTTCTTCAAAGTTAGGGTGCTGTCCACAAATAGCTTTTAATGTTCTAGTATCATTTAGCAAGCTACCCTCTAACCATTCGGATGCTAATAGGGATATATACATTCCCCTTTGAGGCATTGTCATGGTTAATACTTTACTATCTGATAAAAAATCTCCTGCATAAAACATAAAAGCAGGTGGTCTTCCGTTTTTTCTTGGCATGTTATCTCCTTTATTTGTTCCGAAGGACAATATCTTCTTCTTTTACAGAAAAATATTCTCTCTTTGGAAACTTTTTTAATAAAAAAACTAGCTTATCGTTTATAGAACTGATTTCCCCACTAACATAAACAGACTCTCCGTCTTTGTTTATTGTTTTTGCAGTTACTATGTCTCCGATTTTATAAGCTTTCTTTGATTGCATTTTCTATTTCTTGTCTTCTCTCTCTGTGGTATTCAAGTTCATCTTGCTCTCTTTCTCTAGCACTATCCTTAAATTCCTCTGAATTTTCCAGTAAATAATCTCTTTCAACCACTAAATCTATAAAAGATTTGTATGGCAAAACTGCATATATTTCGCCTCTGTCCTCTTTAACTACTTGTAAATCAACAGATTTTGGGTCTGGTTTTATCCATTGCGCTATTTTTTTTCTAACTTTTACTTGTATGCGCCATTTTTTTGCTATTGAATCAATTATTACATCCACTTCTTTGTTTTCTCCTAACGCTCTTCCATCAGAACCGTACGCTCTTTCTGACTTTAGATTGTTTTCCTTTGCTATATTTACAACTTCTCTCTCGAATCTGTTGCCTTTTTCCTTGCTCCTACTAGGCATTTACAAACTCCAAACAAAGGGGGCGAGGAGCGTGATTACCCCCTTTGTTTTTTTCGAGACTAAACCAATGCAAGAGAATAATTATCTCCAACAACAGTAGGCTCATGATACACATACTTAGCGTACTGTGTAATTTTTCCCGTCCTAGAGTTTTTATTGGTTATTTTTTGAGTTTCGATATTGTGGCCTTCTTTTCTTAGCCTAAGAATAACATCTGCAACTCTTGTAATGTGAAAGTCTTGTATCGCTTTCCAAGATGTGATGCTGTTATTCTTCTTTAGATAGTCAAGTATTAATTGTTTCTGTGTCATATCTAGAATGGTAAGTCGTCGTCATCTTCAAAATTCAACCCTTTCTGCTCTTGGTCTAGCGCTTTTTCGGATTCCTCTATTTCAGATGTTTTTTCAGTAACTCTACATACTATCTCAGCATTTGCCATTAACTTCCAATTATCATTATCTGAATTATCTGCTATCCATTGCAAATAATCTAATGGAAGTTCTTTCCATTTTGTGCCTCTATGTTTTCCAAAGTTAATTGGATTCTCTCTGCCATTATTCCAATCTGAAGTATCTACATCATTTACTTGCGGTTTTTTTTCGTTTTTAGGCATGTTTTTTTGTTGAGATATAGCATTAGTTACCTCATCAGCAGAAGCGAACTCAGAGCCGCCAAATCCTGCGCTAGCTAATGCTCTTCCAATGGAAGAGGTTTCACAGTTTTCAAGTGCTGATGTTTTATTAATCATTGAGCTGTTGTAAACCTCTACAGCATGACCAGTATAAACATCTTGCTCTATTGTTATAACTGTTTTCATCATCACAGAGTTTTCATCATTGCTGACAATTTCTGTAATAATGCTTTTTGAAACATCTTTGAATTGATGGTGAAAAAGTTCTAATCGCTCTGCTACAGTACGATATTCTTTTCCATGTATATTTACTGGCATTTTCTCTCCTTGTTATTGGTTGTTTGTTTTGTATGAAAAAGAAGTTTCAACTTCTTCTTCGTACCCATTTGGTGTATGGGCAGTTTCTTTTATATATTCTGCAATAGCTTTTTTATCGGGTCTTTCAGTAACTCTTGTAGGTATGCTATTTGCATAAGAAAACTTAATTAAGTCTTCGTCATCTCCAAATCTTTTTACCGTCCTAGTTGTCATCCTAAGAGTTCCATTTGGCATCTTAGCAGTTTTCTTATTTGAGTTTCGCACTTCTTGCATCATAAAGTTTTCAAGAATACTTGCTCTGTATCTTATTTGTTTAAGCAAGGACTCTATCCTCCTCTCATAAAACTCCTCTGATTCGATTTGCTTTTGCTTTATTTCATCAATTTGTTTTTCAAGCTTTGCAATCGTAAATAATATTTGGTCTGCATGAATATCTGTAATATCATTGTTTTCAACCTCGCCATGCAGTTCGTCTAGAACTTGGTTTTCGTCACTCATTATTTTGCTCCTCTAATTGTAAGTGTTCGCTATTTTCTTTAGGTGTAATCACCTTAAAGCCTAAGTTTTCAGCCATTCTATTTACGGTTATGTAAAATCTTTTAACATCTTCTTCCGTAGTTTTATCTGTTCTCTCAATCCTCATTCTTAGTACGACATCATCTTGTGGCATTTGCTACGCTCCCTATTACTATATTGTTAAAATACATACATTTGTCTAGCTTTGCTGAGCATTCTTTGTTTGCAAATCGACTATCAACTTTGAATGTTACTTTACCTTCGATTCTAGTAAACATAACTCCTAGACATTTGCCACCGCTGTA